GTACCCCTATAATGTTTACGGTGCAGAGTCCTTCATCAAGCAGCAAGACTTTGATGACCGTGTCGATGTTATTCCTGTATCCGATCCGAATATCTTTTCTCTATCGCAGAGGATCGCGATAGCACAGACACAGCTTCAGCTGGCGCAGTCAAACCCGCAGATGCATAACCTGTTTGAAGCGTACAGGAGAATGTATCAGGCACTGGGGGTTCAGAACATAGAGGCAATCTTGCCTACGCCTAAACCTCCACAGCCTACTGATCCAGCGATTGAGAACGCTCGAGCGTTGATTCAAGAGAACCTACAGGCGTTTCCGACACAGGACCATGACGCGCATATTATGTCGCACATTACGTTCATGAAGACACCTGTTCCAGCTGGCACCCCGCCTGTTCTTGGTCTTCTTCAGGCTCATATCTGTGAGCATATCGCTCTCAAAGCCCGGAATGTTGTTCAAGCGAAGACTATGATGATGGCGGAACAAGCTATGGCGCAAGGGATGCAACCACCTCCGATGGACGTAGAGGCCGAGGTTGCACAGCTTATTGCTGAATATACGCAAGAAATTATGCCTATGCTTGGACCGCCGCCGGGTGCGGATGTTGATCCTTTGGTTGCGCTCCGTGACAAGGAGCTTGATATCAAGGAAATGGATCTTCAACGGAAGGCAAGCGAGTTTGCTGCTAGGTTGGACTTTGATCAGCAGAAAGCCGCTGAAAATCAAGAGATCGACAGAGAAAAGATTGATTCCCAAGAGGATATTGCCCTGTTACGGGCGGAAGTTAATCAGAGCCGCATAAACAAAATGGGTTAATTGTTTCACGTGAAACATTAGGAGATGGTTATGAAAAACGTAGAAATGATGGATGAGCCGGTTGAGATCACGATGGAAGAGGTCGATGCACCTCCTCCGAATGCCCCTGAAAGACGTAAAGAGGGCGGCGTGTCGCAACAACTCACCAAAGGCACACAGTCTCAGTTCAAGGGACGTTACTTTAACAGCAACGGTGGACGAGGAACGTTTTGATGTCTGATTCAGTGATATCAGAGGCCGGAGAAGTTCTTCTGACAGAAGAGTCCAAACAAAAAGTCAGGGAAAAAGTCAAGGACAGGGCCGCCGAGAAACAAGCGCAAGATAGACTCTACCCAGACAGAAAACGTGACTTAGATGCACGTGTAAAAGATGTGTTAGAGAAGTATCTTAAGGACAATGACGGCCCTCCTAAGAAACCTAAGAAGACCAAGATGCGCTAATGGAAGACTCTCTTTCGTTTGCGTATGCCGTTCTGAAGGCCATAGAAGGAAGGATTGAGCTTACAGAACAAAACATACTGCATGGTTCCCCAGATAGCATGGAGAAGTATCGCCAGCTTGTAGGGGAACTCGACGGGCTACAGTATGCCAAAACTGAAATCAAAGAACGACTAGATAGGTTGGAGAAAGAAGAATGACCAAGACCTTATACGTGCCAGACCACGTGGCGGAAGCCAAAAGCTCTGTAGCATCAGCATACGTTGCTGCTGACGAGAAGGTGCTAGATCCTTCTCTCTTAGAAGAGTCCTTACAGGAACGACTACCTCAACCGACAGGATGGCGCATTCTGGTAATGCCCTACGCTGGAAAAGCAACCACGGAGGGCGGTGTTTTCATCCCAGACGTTGTTCGAGACCGAGAGGCTTTGGCCACAGTTGTGGCGTATGTCGTTAAGTTAGGACCACTAGCATACAAAGATCCACACAAATTTGGTGAGAACATGGAGCCTTGGTGCTCTGAAGGCCAGTGGGTGTGCATTGGGCGTTATGCTGGTGCCAGATTCAAGATTGATGGTGGAGAAGTCCGAATCATTAATGATGATGAGGTTATCGCTACGATTCTTGAACCAGATGATATTAAACATGTCTAGAAAGCATAGAGGATGTGATGAGTGAAATTACAGAAACGGAAGAAACTAGGATCGACGTTGGTGATTCTGATGAGACATCAGTTGATGTAGATGTTTCGGCACCTCCTAACCCAGCAGATGATGGCGTGGAAGTAGCGTCCTCTGCCGAAGACGAAGGTAAGGAGAAAGAGCTTGATGACTACTCTCGTAAAGCTCAGAGCCGCATTAAGCAACTGACCTCAAAGTATCGCGAAGAGGAGCGTCAGAAGCAAACGGCTATTCAGTTTGCGGAGAACGTCCGCAAAGAGAATGAGGATTTGAAACAGCGGTTGCAAAACCTTGATAAAGGGTATCAAGAAGAATTTGATAGCCGTGTCACCTCTCAGATTGACTCAGCAAAACGTATTCTCAAGGACGCTCATGAGAGCGGAGATGTAGATCGCCTTGTTGAGGCTCAAGAGGCTCTTGCTCAGTTAACTGCTGAAAAACAGAAGCTTGCTGCCGTGAAGAAAGAGGTAGAGGTCGCTGAACAGGCGCCACAGCCTCAAGCGCAACCTCAAGCGCAACCTCAACAGAAACAGCCTGATCCAGACCCAAGAGCTCAAGCTTGGGCGGAAAGGAACAGTTGGTTCGGCACAGACGAGGTTATGACTTACGCCGCCTTCGGGTTACATCGAAGGTTGGTTGAGGATGAAGGATTTGACCCCACTTCAGATGAGTACTATACTGAAATTGACAACCGTCTTTTAGCTGAGTTTCCTCAGAAACTTGGTTCAAAAAACGGGAGCAACGGGGGGACTCAAAAGGTTGCGTCAGCCGAGAGTTCCAAATCCCGCAACAAAGGTGGACGTAAAAAAGTGCGGTTAAGCCCGTCACAAATTGCGATTGCCAAGAAGCTGAATGTGCCGCTTGAAGAATACGCAAAATATGTGAGGGATTGATCATGAGTACCGAGAACACTACTCGCCAGAAGTCACCTAAGACGCCTAGGGCCAATAGCACACGCGAACAACAGAAGCGTTCTACTCCGTGGCGGCCGCCGTCTATGTTAGACGCCCCACCTGCACCTGAAGGTTACAGGCACAGGTGGATAAGAGCAGAAGTTATGGGTTTTGATGACCGCAAAAACGTAGCGGCCCGATCTCGAGAGGGATGGGAACTGGTACGGGGTGATGAATTCCCAGACTTTGAGATACCCACCGTTGAGGACGGCAAACATGCCGGCGTCATTGGTGTAGGTGGCTTGCTCTTAGCACGGATACCCGAGGAGATCGCTAATGAACGTACTGGTTACTTCAAGAACGTTGCTAGAGATCAGATGTCCGCTGTTGACAATGATTTGGCCCGAGAGCAGCACCCAGCTATGCCGATCAGCAAGCCTGAACGGCAGTCTAGTGTAACTTTTGGTGGTCCTCGTAAGTTAGAGGGCTAGGAGCAAATGAGATATGGCTAACTCTAATGGAAGTTTTGGCCTTCGCCCTCTGAATAAGTTGGGCGGGGCCGCTAATTCCACTGGTGTTACGGGATATACTCCTTATGAAATCGCTTCAGATAACAGTGATAAGATTTACCATGGGCAAGTGGTTATTCCTCTTGCTTCTGGGTATATCGACCACACAGCTAACGCAGCTGGCGGCACTGTTAGTCATCTAGGCGTATTTCAAGGATGCGAGTATGTTTCTAGCGTCACTGGAAAAACGACCTTCAGCAACTATTGGCCGGGATCTGGCGCTGATAGCAACCATCCTGTAAAGGCATTCATCATAGATGATCCTAATCAACTCTATGTTATTGCTACGGATGCTTCGTGGACAAGTAAGGCAAATGCAAGAGCAAGTGTGTTCTTAAATGCCAGCCTTTCCACCGGCATTACGGGGACGGACGCTACAGGTCTTTCTTTAGGCCGATTGGCTATTAGCACCCTGGCAACAACCAACTCTCTGACTCTCAGAGTCTTAGGTTGGGTGGAAGATCCTGAGAACGAGGACTTCACTGCTGCGGGTATTGGCGCAATCGTTAGGTTGAACAATCCGTTCAATGCACCCGTTGGGTCCATTGCTGCGGGTACGCCTTCAACCACTGGCGTATAAGGAGGCTTTGAGAAATGGCTATTTCTAGAGCACAACTAGCTAAAGAGCTAGAGCCTGGTCTCAATGCCTTGTTTGGACTTGAGTACGCCAGGTATGACGCGGAACACGCTGAAATCTTCGATACGGAATCTTCGGAGCGAGCCTTTGAAGAGGAAGTGATGTTGTCTGGCTTCGGTTCGGCACCAGTGAAATCGGAAGGTTCGGCAGTTTCGTTCGATGACGCCCAAGAGGCGTACACGGCACGTTACACGATGGAAACGATTGCTTTGGCTTTCTCCATCACGGAAGAGGCTATCGAAGACAATCTTTATGATCGTCTGGCGTCTCGCTACACGAAGGCACTTGCTCGCAGCATGGCGAACACCAAACAGGTGAAAGCAGCAGCGGTCTTGAACAGTGCGTTCGATAGCACTGTCACAGGTGGAGATGGAAAAGAGCTTTGCGCTACAGACCACCCTCTGGCCGGCGGTAGCACTCTCCGTAACGAACTGTCTACGGCGGCAGACCTCAATGAGACGAGCCTTGAAAACTCTCTCATCGACATTGCTGCTTTTGTTGACGAGCGTGGGCTCAAAGTCTCAGTCCGAGGCTTGAAGCTTATTGTTCCGCCGGCATTGCAGTTTGTAGCGGATCGTCTGCTTGAATCAACTCTTCGTCCGGGAACTGCGGATAATGACGTTAACGCCACGCGGAACATGGGTATGCTTCCGCAGGGCTATGTCGTTAACCACTACCTCACGGATACGGATGCATTCTTCATTAAGACGGATGCTCCTCGAGGGTTTGTTCACTTTGAGCGTCTTCCGATCACGACTAAAATGGAAGGTGACTTCGATACTGGTAATGTTCGCTACAAAGCTCGCGAGCGTTATAGTTTCGGTTTCTCCGATCCACGTTGTGTGTTCGGATCGCCCGGAGCGTGATTTTAGTGAGGGGGGTTTATCCCCCCTCATTTCACCGGATGATGGTTACTTCGACAATCTGGGAATCATTAGCCCTAGCGACTGTCCCAGCAGACGCTTACGAAGACTCTAGGGCGAAACCTTTCGTAAGGAGGATTTTACGATGGCGAATACGACTTTTAACGGTCCCGTCCGTTCTGAGAATGGCTTTGAGGTAATCAATGTCAACTCAACTACGGGCGCCGTAACGAACACTTTCGACGTTGCTTCTACAGGTATCGTGACGGACAAATACGTCAAGCACGTTGGCTTTGCTACTGGCGTTACTGTTAACACCACGGCGGGGGATAGCCCAGCTATTGGTGAGTTTACGCAACCCGCTAACACAATTATCACCGACATTAAGATCTTCTGTGTTACGGCTCCCACTATTGGAACCGGCGACATTGGGTATGAGGTTGGAACGTCAAGTTCTGGAGCGCAGATTGTTGCGGCTCAGACCGATGAAATTCTTGATGGTGGCACTACGGTTGCTGTAGGCAACGTCACGGTTACGTCACTTGTTCTACAGACTCAAGACGCAACGACTGCTCCTGCTTCTGTTCAGTACACCTCGGCAGAACGGACCATCTACTGCAACATCACGAACACTGTAGATGCTACAACAGCTGGCTCCTTTACGTTTATTATTGAATACGTTCAAGTTGCGTAATTTAGTGGAGGGAGGTAATTCCCTCCTCAGAAGGAGGTCATAATGGCTGATGCGGTAACAGCGACCACGGTGGAGGACGGTCCTAAAAGAGCTGTTTTCTATCTTACTAACACCAGTGACGGAACCGGAGAGTCTGCGGTCACCAAGATAGACATCTCAGAGCTTTCTTCTCTTCAAGATGGCACGGCTTGCACGGGCGTTAGAATTCAAAAGATTACGTTCACGAATGTTGGGATGGGCGTTAAACTCCTTTGGGATGCGACTACGGATGTCATCGCGGCCCAGCTGCCGGCAGACTATTCGGACACCTTGGATTATTCCGACATGAA